TCACGGTCTTCCATTCCAAATTTACTGTTATCCATCACAGAATCGGATCGTTTCGTCTTACCGCCACGACTATCATCAATCAAACCGTCCTGAGCAGCTTCCTCGGTATCAAAAAGGCGCATTTTGACGCGATCAATACCCACAACAAATCGCTTATGATCAGCTGGATCGCTGTAACGATTCTTGAGCTGTTTTACCATCAGCTGCCCACGCTCATCGAGTTCTTCAGTACGAACTAGAGCAATCATGAAGTCGGCTGTTGCTGGTAGACCAAACGATTCTGAAGTATCTTCAAGCCCAGGATCGCTGCTGCTATAACCAGAACGAGTTGTTTGGGTAGCTGAAACGATTGGAAGATTCTTCTCAACGGCTAGTCCACGGAGTTCCTCAGCAATAGCTTTGATGTATGTGTAGCTGTTGACATTTGATCCAGCCTTAATACGACTAGAACAGCAGATATTGAGATAATCAATATAGATGATATCAGGAACGAAGTTACGCTTGAGATTGAGTTCGTTTAGTAGATGTCTGAAATGTCCTGCGTGAGCAGAAGCAGTTGGATACTCCTTGATAATGAGCTTACCGCTAGTCTTAGACTTCAGTCGTGCGATTTTGCTTTCGTATAGATCACGAGGCAATTTGTTCAGATCTTCTGAAGCGACATTCAGTAGATTTGAGTCGATACGTTCTGCAATCTTTTCTTCAGCCATTTCCATGGTGATATACAGAACATTCTTACCTAACGAAAGATTGGCTGCTGCGAAGTGACACATCGCAAGAGTTTTACCTACACCGGTACCAGCCAGAATGATATTGAGTGATTTACGAGAGAGACCGCCGCGAGTGACCTTGTTCATTAGTTCAAGATCAAACGGCATCTTTTCTTCGACTCTGTGATAGTAATCGTATCTATTACCGAAGTCTTCGATGAAGTCATGACCAATATGACTATCGAACGAAACGCCGAGAGCTTCTGACAAAATCTCAGGGATAGAGTTCTTAGTACGATTAGAATCCTTGCCGTCAAGGATAGAGATACTATCCATGACAGCGTTGTACACAGCTCTTTCTTGACAGAACGATTCTGTTGATTCTAACAACCATGTCATATCACTTGGCTCAGGTTCGATTAGATTATGAACCAAAGCCATTGAGTTTTTGTGATCACCCTCGCTCATATTATTACTGGATTCTATCTCAATGCCAATAGCTTCACGAGTGGGACGATTATTATATTTCAGCATGAAATCATTGATTCGATTGAAAACAATACGTTCACTCGAATCGCTGAAATATTCTTCTCTTAGAAAAGGTAAAGTCTTGCGAGCAAAGTCTTCATTGTGAACTAGATTCTTTAGAATCGTCAGCTCGATCTTCATCCGTCCCAATCCTTCCGACTTGTTGTAATAAAATATCATATAGAATAGCAGCGATTGTATCTTGAAAACGATTCTTTAGTGGACCCTCCATCATTTCTTCAGCAAGGAATGATTCTACAACATGATAATTGAAGTTCAATAGGGCAAGATCATCTTCGGTTTCTTCATCTCCAAACTGTAAATTTTCGTAGTGATAAACTATACCTTCAAACTCACCATCATCGATACGGACGCACACGAAATCTTTTACGTCCAGCCTTTCAATATGCGTATACTTAGGAGCGACTGGATCGTCGATAACTCTCTTACTCATCTTCGTCTCCCATAATCGCGCCGTGCGAGATAGAATACTTTTCTGTAACATACTTCACAAAATCAGTTTCCTTAAAGATAGCTTTCCAGAAGTCGCCGTTATCAACGATATCACCTGCTCGCATGCTAGGAACGGATACTTCTCCAGTTTCTTTATCTACCCGAGCATACCAACCATTCTTAGGCTTAATAATATAACCACCATCCAGAGCGACATCCAGTAGACCAGACCAGCGATTGATACCGCCTTCGAAAGAAACTGTAATCGGGATCTTTGATTTCTCTTTAACATAACGAGACTTCTCTACGTTGATTACGAAATGATATCCATTGATTCCGTCCGCATCCTTATCTTGCTGACGACCAAGGATCCAGATATTATCTGATCCGTAGTACGATCCTGTTCCGCCACCAACGATAGCTTTCGGGAACATACCGATTTCCATATAGGTATGATTGATAACAGCCATAGGAATATCCTTAAGAGTCAGATAAGGAGTAACCATACGGAACAGAGACTTGAGTTGCTTTGCACGAGACATATCTGCAACAGACTTCTCATTCAGAGCATCTTCTACTTCCTTCTTGGAAGCTAGATTACCAATAGAGTCGATTACAATCATCACATGCTCGCCGCGTTCGATCTGAGTCAGCTGCTTCATGATATCAAACTTCAATTGCTCAACGTCCGTGATAGGAGTATGAACAACCTTATCAAAGGGAATGTTGAACGTATTGAAATATGCTTGCGGAGTACCAAACTCTGAATCGTAGAACAAGATGACGCCATCATCATACTTCTTGAGGAAGGCTGACGCAAGCAACAACGCGAAGCCAGTCTTGAAGTGCTTAGATGGACCAGCGAGCATTGTCAGCCCAGGAGTCATTCCGCCATCAATAGAACCAGACAACGCGACGTTGATCATAGGAACAGAAGTCGGGATACTGTCTTTCTTAGTGAAGATCTTAGAATCTTCGAGAGTAGCAGTAAAGGCGATAGTTGAATTCTTAATTAGCTTTGCAACAAGGGACATTTTTAACCTCCATAATGAATAGTATCATATCATGCGTAAGTTGTCAAGTTTTCTTTTTCTACAGTTATGTTTTTCCATACATCACCATCTGTTGAAACGGCTGCGATAGTTCTAATATCACGAGATGCTGCAATGATTAACAATACAGCCAACGGATCAATCACAAGCACTAAAAGAATGATCATGAAACGGATTGCAGATTCTAAATCTTTTTCTGAATCATTACCATATATCAGCTCAGAAACAAATCTAATGGGTCCGACTTCATTGCGGACTTCACGTATAGATTTCATCAAAGGCGCTTTATCATCAAGAAGTTTTTCTATGTTTGATTGAGCGTCTTTCATGTCAGCAGCCAACTGATCTCGCTCTTTCTTTTGCTGATTACGTATCTGCAGTGCAGTTTGTGCGCGATTGTTGCGTTCTATGATAGAATCAATAGCTTTATCTAGCTGGGTTAGTTGCTGTTCTGATTTAGTGATGCGCGTGCGCTCGCGCACGAGGGAGCTATCGATGCGTTCGATCTTTGCAGCAACTTCTCCGCTCGGAGCAACTTGATCTAGATGGGCCTTGGATAGAAACCCAAAGATACCCATGCTTGTTATCAGCATAAGAATAAACAACGCAATAATAAAGTATGACTTCATCAGGAAAGGAACATATTTCCAATTTCTGTAGAGCCATGAAGCGAGTACAATCTTACCAAACTCTAATGTTCCGCCCAGAATAATAATAGCCCAGAATGCTCCAGCAAAGATAGCTGTCAATCCTGTGACTGAATACCATGCGGAAACGACGGAGAGTGCTATCCCCGTCGTCATGATTAACCAGCGATCTGCATTAAAGGTCAATAGAACTCACTTTCATACGCCCTATAGTTTGATTTGTTCTTGCGCGGATTTGAGCATTTTCCCATGTCCAACACTCGGCCGTATCGTCCTGAAACACGATCCACATCAAATCGTTTTCCATACCATAGTCAATAATAAAGTGAGCCATCCCTTTTCCTTTTGGTGTCATCAGTGGGATAGGCGGTTCAATTCTAGTGATCATATTATCCTCTTGATATTTTCAACACAGCATCCAACTGACGCTGACATATTTCTCTTCTGTTTGGCCAATGTATCCATTCTTTGTCTGCTGTCTTTAGTAGATTATTCAGCAGAGGAACTACGATAGCTTCTAGCTGTCGTATCTTTTCGCGCATTTCGTCTTCTGTTGCTGATGCTGCAACGTTGTTATGCATTCTACCAAACTCAATAAGAATACGATCTAATTTTTCGTCCATCGAATCAAATCGATCGTCTAGGTCAATGTTTAAAGTAGATTGTTCTACTTGTGTAGGCTTTGCGAAATCCGGTTCGTCGACTGCGGAGAATCCGTAATCTGTGCCAAGATATTCAGCTGGGACGTTAGTCAAAAGAAATCCTCCAATGTACTTTGCTTTTCTTCATGCCAGTTAATCACTTCAAGGATTGCGCGAAGTGGTGACATGAACGCTTTATCGAACTGTGTGTCATAGTCTATGTACGCATCAAGACCAAACTCTTGGGGCAGCTGAGAGAATGCGCAGATAACATTATCTCTAAGCGGATTTGGCATCTTAAGATAGGAGAATCGTATCTTTTCTCCGTCCTTGATTATCTCATATTTTTTCTGCAGCTTGAGCTTCTTGATCTTATCGTTATAAGACATAGCGCCCCGAACATGAATCGGAATGCTCTTAGTTTCATTCTTGTATTTAGTTAGATCTTGAACGGATCGAGGAAACGAAACTTCTTCGAACGACAACTTATAAAACTTAGACTTGAAGTCTGCGATGAACTTATGCAGTTCTTCTTCTGGCTGAGTCATGATGATCAGTAGAGCATCCTTAATCGCTTGACGACACACAGAAGGCGTCGACGACTTGACAGCTTCGATGCCCATGATCTTTAGCTTTGGCTTCGCATAGCGGACGCCTTCGGAATCGTGAACGTTGAGGATGTATCGCTTCTTCGCAGTCCAGATGCCGCGATCAGCAATGACTTCTCGAGTCATATTCATTTTTTGTTGGAAAGCTCCCATCCGAACAGCAAGATCTTGATAGATCCTATCAAGCACTGGTTCAATTTTAGTTGAACCAACCTTATCCAAAAAGTTAATGACTTTCTGCTTAGACTCGGCAGAAGGGTCGAGTATTTTATTTCTTTCTGTAAAGACCATACGTACCAGCTTGTCAAAGCTAATGTATAGCGAATCCGTATCTGATGCAATGACATAATCTTCGTCCTCAGTCTTCAGTAACTTATTGAGATACTTATTGATTTCATTTTCAGCCCAACGAATTGATAACTGACCGCCAAGAGTAATAGCAGTAGCCTGTTCAATATCAAAGAATCTAAAGTGAGGATTACCGATAGCGCCGTAAGCTGAGTTGAGTTGAACTTTCTTAGCCAATTGAAGATTTTTATAACGAGAAATATCATTAGATGATTGCTTAGACTTAGACTTCTCGTACTCTTTCTGAGCCGCGATCATCTTTTCTTTATAGACGACACGATCGTTATACATACGTTCCATGATCTCAGGCAAGAATCCTTGCTTATCCTTCTTGAAGAAACATCCGTTAGCTGCTAGACCATATCCTTCTGGTACTTCAGGAAAGATACCTTCCAACAATTCATCGACGCTCGTCTGTGCTTTATTTCCTCGCAGCAATGTTTCAGGGCTGATGTTATATTGCATGATAAGATGAGGATACAGCGAGTTCAAGTCGAACGACATAACCCAATCATATCCGCCAGGCTTAGGTTCTTTAACGAATGCTCCCACATACGCTTCGTCTTTTCTTCCGCCGCCAATCAAGGGAACAGCAACCTTTTGCTTCCATAGATGATTATGCGTGATAACATCCCACATCCGAACTTGAGTAAAGATATCAAGGAGAGTGACCTTAGCATCGTACGCGAGCGCGAGAGCCATGTCAATCAGCTTCATCTTATCGTCGAGCTTATCAACAAGCTCAACGTCTCGAATGTTGTAGTCAATGAACTTCTGGAAGTCGTTGATATAAAACTCATGGAGAGTTTCATATTCAGAGTAATCTAGCTTTCTTTCACCTAGCTCAACGAAACCGATGTGATCCAGCTTATATGATTCTTGCTGAGTATACGTGAACTTCTGATACATCTCAAGATAATCAAGAGTAGCAATCCCTGCGATGTTGTATACGTTTTCTTCTTTTCCAAACTTCGTGCGGACGCGGCGATCCTTAAACATACGCCACGGGCTGAAAGACTTGGTGTGTGATTCGCCTAGAACTTGATTCATGCGACGAATCAGATACGGAATATCAAAGAACGTGACGTTCCATCCCGTTACGATATCTGGATATCCGTTGCTCCACTCGCTGAGGAACTTAGTGAGTAGCTCTTTCTCGTTATTGCATTGATAGTATCGAACATCCGCACGAGTATTAACATACTCATAGAATCCCCACACATGAAAGATATTATCTTTCTTCAAAGTGATAGCGGTGATCTCTTGTGCCGCTAC